GGGAACAAGAACGGATAGTTCACCAAGAGGCACTTACCCTTATAAACCTATTCTAACTAGAAGTTATGTTACTGCATCATTAATGGGAATAATAAATGATGGTGAATATTATTTTGATGAGAATTTTCCTGTTAAAGAAGATTATGAAATTTGCTTACGACATATAAAAGATAAAGGTGGGATTTTAGCTATAAGATATTTGCATTGGGAAAATGACCATTGGGGAAAAGATGGTGGATGTAAAGATTATAGAACTATTCAAATGGAAAAAAAAGCTATCAAAGATTTAATTAAATTATACCCATCTATGATTTCAAACGTAAAAAGGAAAGCTAATGAGTTTACAATAAAATTAAATCTATAAAATAAGTGTATTATGAATAAATGCAATATTTGTGGAAATAATAACCCAAAAAATAATTTTATATGCGAAAATTTAGATTGTGGCGCACCAATGGATTTAAAAATATCAATTAATGAAGATGGTTTACCAGAAATAAATTAAAATTATGGACAAAACCGAACAACATAAAAAAGCAATTATAGAAGCCCTTGAGAAATCTTTAGGTGTTGTTACGACTGCTTGTAAGATTGTAGGAGTAGGTCGAACTACATTTTATCAATGGTTAAAAGATGATGAGGAATTTGCCAAACAAGTAGATGATATTCAAAACATTGCTTTAGATTATGCTGAAAGCCAATTGCATAAACAAATCGGAGATGGTAGTACAGCAGCTACAATATTCTATCTTAAAACAAAAGGTAAGAAACGAGGGTATATAGAACGTCAAGAAATAACTGGTGCGGATGGTATGCCTACAAATTTCCAAATAGAGATTATTGAAAGTCAAAACTAATAAGGTATTTAAGCACCTTAAAGAATCAAAGAATAAAATTACTATTGAGCAAGGCGGCACAAGATCAGGCAAGACCTATAATATCATTATGTTTATTATTTTTGACTACTGTTTAAGAAACAGGAACAAGATAGTAACGGTATGCCGTAAGACGTTCCCAGCGTTAAGATCGTCTGTTATGCGAGACTTCATTGAGATACTGCGTTCTCATAGTATGTACTCGGAGGAATACCACAACAAATCAAATAGCGAATATCACTTAAACGGAAACCTTGTTGAGTTTATAAGCCTTGACCAGCCACAAAAAGTAAGAGGTCGCAAAAGAAACTTACTGTTTATTAACGAAGCAAACGAGTTAGATTTCGAGGACTGGCAGCAGCTTGTATTTAGAACAGAGGACAAAATAATATTAGACTACAACCCTTCCGATGAATACCATTGGATTTATGACAAAGTAAAAGACCGAGACGATGCTGATTTTTATATTACTACTTATTTGGATAATCCTTTCCTTGAACCAAGCATTAAAGCAGAAATAGAACGCCTTAGAGATACAGATGAGCAGTATTGGCAGATATACGGTTTAGGACAAAAAGGAATTAGCAAAGCAACGATATTTAATTTCACAGAGACAAACGTAATTCCCGAAGATGCAGAGTTTGTCAGTTACGGTGCTGATGCTGGATATACCAACGATCCGACTACACTTGTAAGCGTTTATAAAAAGGATTATAACCTTTACATTAAAGAGCATTTGTATCAAACACAAATGACCACCGTTGACATTCACAACAAGTGGAAGCAGATTGGTATAACAAGAGAGCCGATATATTTCGATAGCGCAGAGCCAAGATTAATAGAAGAACTTAGGCGTATGGGTTGGAATGTACGACCAAGTATAAAGGGTGCTGAATCGCTTAATGCTGGTATCGACCTATTGAAACGATTTAAGATACATATTCACAAAGACAGCCATAACGCAATCCAAGAATTTAGGAACTACAAATGGCAAGAAGATAAAAGCGGTAAACTGATGAATAAGCCAGTAGATAAAAACAACCACCTTATAGATGCCACACGATACGCTACTTACTCAGTATTAAGCAAACCAAACTTTGGTAGATACGCAATCCAATAATCAAAGTGCACCACATATGAGAGTGCATTAAAAAAGATTAAAAAATATTTTAGTTTTAGCTATATATAAGTATGAAAATTGAATTGATAGTACCGAATAACTTGAACGAGGTCACGCTTGGTCAATACCAAGAGTATATGAAAGTTGCTGATTTGCCTGAAATGGAAATGGCAATTAGAATGGTTGAGATATTCTGCGGATTAAACAGGGAGCAAGTAAGGTCTTTAAAAGCTACCGATATATCTGATATTGCAAACGTCATAGCCACGATGTTTGAAAATACGCCATCGCTGATTCATAGGTTTAAAATGAAAGGTGTTGAGTATGGTTTTATTCCTAGCTTAGACGAAATGTCCTTTGGAGAATACATAGACCTTGACACTTATATAGGCGATTGGGATAATATGGAGCAAGCTATGGGCGTTCTTTATAGACCAGTTACAAGCAAGTACGGAGAGAAATACGTCATTGAGGATTACGAGGCTAAAGATGCTGCACCTATGAAAGATATGCCAATGGATGCGGTGCTAGGTTCTATCCTTTTTTTTTATCGTTTAGGGAAAGACTTGTCGAGAATTATTCTGACTTATTCACAGAACAAGAAAGAGACGAACTTACAGCGATATCTCAATTCGGAAGAAAATGGGGTTGGTACAGTAGCGTCTATGCACTCTCTCAATCGGATGTTAGGCGATTTGAACATATCACTAAATTAAAAATGCACGAATGTCTGTTGTTCTTGACATTTGAAAAGGAGAAAAACGAACTAGAAGCAAAACAAATTAAAAAGAAATTTTAATGCAAGGGATTAGAGGATTTTACCAATTGACTGAAACTATCAAAGACCAGTTATTGAATGACGTAAACACGAACACAGTAACGACTGGCGACATTACAGAAATAGATTTGTCAAAGCAAACCATATTCCCTTTGGCTCATATCATTGTGAATAATGTAACAGCACAAGAACAAGTCTTGTTGTTTAACATTACGGTAATGGCTATGGATATAGTAAACCAAAGCAAGGAAGAAACTACCGACTTATTCAGAGGCAACAACAACGAGCAAGATGTTTTGAATACTCAATTGGCTGTGCTTAATCGCTTGGTAATGGTTTTAAGAAAAGGAGACTTATATACTAACCTTTATCAATTAGAGGGCGATGGTAATTGCGAACCGTTTTACGAAAGGTTTGAAAATGTTTTAGCTGGGTGGGCTTGTACTTTTGACGTGGCAGTTAAAAACGATATTGATATATGCAACTAAAAGACACGCAAGACGCTTTAAATGCTTTTGGGAAATACGTTGTTCAGCAATCACGAAGCAAACTAACTAAGGGTCGTAAGAACGCATCTAACGCACTTTATGATAGTTTAGGGTATGACTTAAAGGTTATGCCCAATTCGTTCAGTATGGCGTTCCTAATGGAGGAATATGGCGAGTATCAGGACAAAGGGGTGCGTGGTGTAGGTGGTACACGAAAAACAACAAGTCGATTTAACAAAAAGAATAACAGAGGTAAAATTTGGAAACAAAAAGGCGGTAACAGCCCATTCAGTTTTAAAGAAGGCAGAAAGCCATCTGTCAAGCACTTTGAGGCTTGGAGTCGCAGTAAAGGTTTAAGCGCATTTGCTGTAAGGGAATCAGTATATAGACAAGGAATTAGACCGAGTTTGTTTTTTACCAAACCATTTGAGGCAGCGTTTAAGAATTTGCCAAACGATATTGTAGAAGCATACGGACTAGATGTAGAAAATTTTTTAAAGACAACGATTAACAATAAAGCAACAAGATAATGGCTAACATATTTCTAAGAAGTCCATTTTATTTTTATCAAAATACTAATCCAGTAGGTGCATTATCTATAAAATTAGAAATTGAAATTGATACGGTATTAAGATACACACTTATAAAAAACACAAGCGCAGATGCTTTGTTTGAGGTTTCAGAACTTATAAGAGATTACCTAGACATTTATTACAATGATGAAAAAAGTCAAAACGTTAATGTTCGTTTGATTTGGAATTGGTATGATGGTTTGAATGCAACTGGAACTTCGTTGTCAAACGGTACTGTCACTCATTTCGGAATTGATGCCTATGGCTATTTTGAGGATGGAAGCAACCCAACAACAACGAGAGGGTATATGCAAAGCAACGATGTCATATACCGTTTAGCTGATTCAGACATTCGCATTCAAGTAGATAGAAACAATACCACTAGTGTTGCCTATTTGTACGAAGGTCAAATAACTAAATCTTTTACAGTAACATCCAGCGCCACTCGTGTTTTTACAGTAATATCTGATTCGGGAGAACCTTACGACAGCTTTAAAGATAGGGTTATTACAGCTGGTGGAAGCTACGAGGACAATGTTTGCATATCTGAATTTTTAGACGAAAATGAAACATTCCCAGTTGACGAAATACATATTGCGACTACTGACGGTTTAAGAATTGTTAAAGTAATAACAATAGACGAATGCAAATTTACGCCAGTCAAACTTAGCTTCATAAACAGATGGGGTGCGTTACAAGACCTTTGGTTCTTCAAGAAGTCAATTGAAACTTTAAACGCTTCAAAGGAACAATATAAACGAGCTGTAATTGATGGAAAAGGAGAATATAATACCTTGGTGCATCCGAAGAAAACATATAACGTTAAATCGTCTAAAAAGATAACCATTAATACTGGATATGTAAGCGAACAGTATAACGAGCCAATGCAGGAACTTATACAATCGGAGCAAGTGTGGATGGAGATTGATAGCGTTGTTACACCAATGACAGTTGATGCCAATAGCCTTACATTCAAGACAAGCGTAAATGACAAGCTAGTAGATTACACCATTGACCTTTCATACGCTTACAATGCGATAAATGATATTAGATAATGCAAATTATTCAGCTATACATACAAGGTACTAAGGTCGATATGTTCAATGATGAAAGCGTTTCAATTACGCAAACCATTAAGAACACGAAAGACATCAGCCAAGTCTTTACGGAGTTTACTCAAACTTTTAACCTACCAGCAAGTCCGACAAATAACAAACTATTTAAACACTATTACAATTTCGATATTGTTGGGGGGTTTGACGCAAGAGCAAGAGTAGAAGCTGAAATTGAACTGAACTACATACCGTTTCAAAAAGGATATATCAAATTAGAGGGCGTAAATTTAAAAGACAATAAAGCGCATACCTATAAGATTACTTTTTTTGGGAACACTCTAAGCCTTAAAAACTTATTCGGTGAGGACAAGCTAAGTGCGTTGACTTGGCTAGATAATTTTAACGAAAAGGATGCAGGGGGTTTCTTGACTTACAACGATGTGGATTTAAAAACATTCCTAACTACACCGACAGACAGAACTGTTAATTCGGTTGTTTACAACAATCCAATACAAGTGCCATTGATTACTCACAGTCAAAGGCTTTATTACAACAGCAGTTTAGCTGGTCAGCTTGACGGAAATTTATATGCTTCGGGATTGCAAGGGGTAAAATACAACGAGTTAAAATACGCTATTCGTTTACCGATTATTCTTAGAGCAATTGAAGAGCAGTATGGTGTTAATTTTAGTTTAGATTTTTTTAGCGGTTCTATGCCCGAATTTTACGATTTGTATATGTGGCTGCATAGAAAAAAAGGAAGCATAGAAGCACCAGCACAAATTGAAGCACAAGATTTACAAGTTACATTCCCAGCTAGTACTGGTGAAGTTTCTTGCGATGGAACAAATATCACAATAGGTCAAAATCTACAAGCGCAAACATTTAACGCTACAAGAGTAACATTCGCACCCGATGCTGGAAGTTCAACCATACCTTACGGATATACTATTTTCAAAAATGGTATTGAGTTTATAAGTGCTTCTAATGTTACTGGCACTCAACAACCTTATTGGATTTTTGACAATGGAGACATTTATTCAATTGTTTTGCATATTTCACAGCCGATTACTTTCACGAATGTAACGTTTTATGCAGAGGGTTCTTTAAATGGTTCGCCATATATTAAAACAATAAGTTCGGGAGTTTTGTCAAGTACTGGTGCGGTTCAGTTTTTAATTAGGCAGCAAATACCCGAAATGAAAGTGATTGACTTTGTTTCAGGGTTATTTAAGATGTTTAACTTAGTTGCTTATATTGAAAACGGTTTAATCGTTTGCAAGACCTTAGACAGTTATTACGCTGCTGGAAACACTTACGACATATCCAAATATGTTGAGGTAGATTCTAGCGAGGTCAATGTTGCGTTACCTTACAGAGAAGTTAAATACAGGTACACAGGAACAAAGTCTTATTTGTCAAACGTACACACTCAGTTGATTGGTAAGGAATGGGGAACGATTGAATACAGAGGCGATTCCAATACAAGATTTTCGGGCGAGATTTTTAATTACGAAGTACCTTTCGAACATTTTAAGTTTGAAAGACTTTTTGATATTGGATTAGCAACACCAGCACCAATT